AGCTTCTTTACGATCTTCTGCATCAGACATTAACTTGATCCTTTTATAATTGTGTCTGGTCCACCAGCGGGAGAAGCAGCAATTTCCATATCATCTTGCCGAGTCCGTCTGGCCTGATTACGTAGTAAGTCTATAGAACTTTGGTATTGCTGTTGCCATACCGGAAGAGTACTCCAATCTTTCATATACATGGTTGCCTCGACCATACATCCTGCAAATAGTGCATTATAACAAAACTCACTGAAGTAATTACTTGTAGTAACACTTGTATCAGTGGCAGATGCCAAAGCTAGGGGAATAGATTCAGTTTGAATCTCACCTGTCAAAGTAGAGGCAGGTGTTGGAACTACATAAATCTGTGTATTATTTTTCATAGAATAATATCTAGGAGTACCTGTGGAACTGCTGACAGGCCAATAATCTATTGCATATTCTATTGTTCTTTGAAGAAGATTTACTCTAACACTGGATGCGCTGGTTGTGTAATTGACATTACGAACAACACGAACACGATCATTCGGCAAAGACACTGTACATTGTCCTGCCGTCAGAGTAATCGCTGAATATTCATCCAGACCTACGTCATCCAGATCCTTGATCATACGGTATTCTGTCTTCTTGACAAAGGCAGAAACTTGCGAGGCAAACTCCGTAGAATCGTTTTCCGTTGTATTGACCAGATCCGTTTTAAGATACGAATAATTAGGCATTTTTAGCCTATGAATGCAGTAAGAACACAGCCATCAGTAGGACCGGAAACGCTCACGACTCCGTATACAGGAACACCAATTTCTCCCATATAGATATCAGAAGCTGCATTGGCTGCTACCTGAAACTGTATGGCCTGTCCCTCGGCTGTCTTATTTGTGATCTGTCGCTGTCCTTTGATAGTATAAAGACCAGCAGCAGTCGCCAAGGCATGAATAGCAAGAATACGAGTAACAGTTGGGGTGGGACTATTGCCCCCGCCATTGTTGCCAACTGTGGTATCTGTATCCACATATTTAAGTACTGCGTTGTTACCCGTGGCTATAGCAACTTTGATATTTGTAGCCATTTATATTTCCTTATAGTTATTTGCTTCACGAACAAAATCGTTCCCAGACCAAACCTTACCACCCTTTTTGCGCTTACTCACAGGTTTATCAGAGGGCTTTTTCTTAGATTTAGCAAAAGGATCTTTCTTAGATCTAGCAAAAGGATCTTTAACGTTCTTAGATTTAGCAAAAGGATCTTTCTTAGATCTAGCAACTTGACCACCGACTTTTCGTTCATTTATTCCAAACCAGCTCGCCAATCCCGTTTTCTTGGCTCTTTTTTTAGGTATTCCTCGGTAAGTACCAAATCCTTTAGCTTTTGGTGCATCTTCACCATATTCCAGAGCAAGTTTTTTATCTTTACTACGATCTTTCTTTGCTTGAGTAAATTCTGCTTTTGCTTCCTTCATTTCAGAAATAGCTTCCAGCGATCTTTTACTACCCGCCCCAGCATCTCTTCCTGTTTTCAATGCTTTATGAAATTTTTTTATAGCTTGTTTTTGTCGCTCATTACTTCTTTGTGAGGCTTTTCTATACGTAGCTTGTAAACGAGTTTCTGGTATTGGTTTACCCGTTTTTGAATCAATTTTTTTTAAGCCCATATATTTTCTCCTTATCAGTAGTAAAGAGAGAGTGGCTTACACCACTCCCTCCATTACAGTTACTAACCAGCACTACCGTACCAGCCACGCCAGTCCGAAACACCAAAGCTGTAACGCTCCCGTGCCTTGAACCGGAGATTGCCGGTATCAAAGTCTGGCTCCATCTTAGTCTGAAGCGGCGAACGGACAAACATCTTGGTGCCGTTCGGTACATCAGTCTTGACAAACCACGCATCAGTATCGGTAAACCGACGATTGATGTGATAGCCATCAGGAACCATACCCATATGGCGAGTAGCATTGATAGCATTCGTATTGAAGCCACCATTTGTAGTACCTGATCCAGCACTGGCTTGAGTATTGCCGGGGCTGCTCAGAACACGGTCAGCTACCGCCCAGTAGTCAACTGGGATATGCAGAGACACTGCACTCGCACCAATCAGAATACCACGATCATCTTTGGTTTTCTGAATAGCAATAAGGGCCGTCTCCAAGGTTGATTCAGAGAGATCAGAAGCAGCCAAAAGGTTGTCCTGAAGCCCGTCTGCCACCGTGGGGTGAGAGTCTGAGAAGAAAGCTACGCCATCGCCAATGGTATCAGAGAAACCATTATTGAAAATATTCGCACCTTTAACCTGTTTGGTGTTTGCCATCGCTCGGGCCAAACCTTTGGCACGAAGTTTTGCAAACGTATCATACAGATTATCTTCCATTGCTTCTTCAGTGATTGCAAAGGCCAACGCTACAGTCTCGGCAGTATACCGGGCCGTATAGCTTTCCTGTGCATCATCGTAAGAAACAGCAGCACCCTCTCCCTTAGTAGGAGCGGTTCCAAATCCGGTGAAGAGGACTTCTTCCTCAAACGCCCGATCTGAATTCTCTATTTCATAAAGAGCTTGATGCTCATTATTTACTTCTCCGTACTCCAAGCCAAAAACGGCATTAAGTCCGGGAAGAAGTTCTTTGTTAATACTAGCTCTATTAATAGCCATAATAAATCCTCCCTATTAAGCCGTTGAGGCCGTAGCTGTAACGTACCTGTCACGATGCTGATTAATCCAGCATTCGACAATCGGATAAGCGTCCGAATCCTTTTCATCAGGATACTTAGCTTTACCAATAACACGTACAGCCGCTGTTGCTTCAGTACCAGAAGCACCGTCCAGATAGTAACTTGACTGACCTGTGACAGTACTGCCAGAACTTGCAGTTGAGCTAACAGTTACATTATAGTTCTTTACAATTAACAACTCAGCGGCTGATAAAGATAAAGAAGCTTGAATGTAATAAGCCTGATCAGGATTAGTGATCACGAAGAACTTGATATCCGTGGCACTCGTTCCACCGTTCCAATAACGAGAGAACTTCTGTTCTCCATTTTCCACATATTGACAACCCATGAAAACACCAGAGGATTTCAGAGTAGCCGCAATGTAAGGCGAAATAGTGGCAAAGTTTGCCCCCGGCATCACTACCGGATCACCCGTGAAAATGCTATTAGTTGGCGATCCCGTCATACCCGTTGAGGTAAGCGTGATCATGTCAGTAACGGCCTCATTATTGTAGCCGCCACCTTTCATACGAGCAGGAATGAAACCACGAAATGCTTTAGTAGTAGACATTTCTCATCTCCTTATAGTATGAGAGTTAGTCCTGAAAAGTAGGAACTCGCCCTCTTGTTGTTACAGAGCGACTGGTATTAGAAATTGGCATACGAGAATCAGAGTTCTTCATCAATTGTGCATTTACCGCATCCATCTGATCGTTAGCTTTATTCTCGTAAAATTTCCGTCGAGCCGCCACTTTACCGGCTGGCATTTTAACCAAGGCTACATCTCCACGACAAACTGAGCCTTGATACCTGCCTTCATCCCTCACGAAGGATGTAAGAGCCATTTCGGGAACTTCATCAGGAGTAACGAATACCCACCCCATCTGTAGTTTCTTACCTACATTTTGAGCGTCTTCTTGACCTTTAATAGAGATACGTATCCAACGGAGCGCCATACCCTCATTTCCAAATCGTGCTTGCACAGTATCTGGAATAGTCAGGGCACTTGGCTCTTCAAAGGTCCATTCTTCTTCCCTTGTATTATCTTCCCGCAATGTATTACTACGTGATTCATTTCGTGTGGTCATGTTTCTTTCCTCCACGCTTAATTAATATTAGTATATTCGCCGTCAGCTTGACTAACTTTAAGCTTTTCGGCAGCATATTGTTCAAGTGGTATTCCCCATTTCTGTGCCAATCTCACATCTTCTTTGGAGAGTTTGACTTTTTTTCCTGAGGTCGGAGACAAGCGTGAAGCCCCCGAAACCACTTGAGCAGGTTGTGACGTATTTTCCTGCACACGTTCATACTTTTGAGGAAAAGCCTCTTGCATACGGCCATTAATTTCCTCGTAGTATTCTTTATCATTAGGATCATATCCTTCTCCCTTTAGCTCTGCATCTATTGCTAGAGCCGCAGCGGTTCTAATTGTATCTTTCCCAAACCACTCATTTTGTTCTGCCCATTCAATAGCCTTGGGATCTTGTGTTACCTGTGTTTCAGTTGGCGATGTAATTGGTTGTGGTTGTTTCACATCTTCTTGATAATCTACTTTGGCAAAATTAATCATTTTTAAATCTGCCTGTGCGTCATTCAAGGTTTCTTGAGCTTTTAAAAGTGCTTCCTTATCGCCATCGTCAAATGCTTCCAGATAAACTTGTCGAGCTAATTCTACCTTATCTGTAAGCTGCTTCTCGGAAGTGTCCAAGCTTAACTTATTGGCATTAAATAGCTCCGTATCCT